TTTTTTATAAGAATTTCGTTATTTGAAAAATTCCAAGCGATAACTTTCTCGCCATTTGAAACTTCATTCTTTTGTTCATTACTAAATGATGGCAAACTCATAAAATTACCCCCTTGTCTATTAGAAAAAACAATTGATTGTCCATAGAAGCGATTAATAAAACAATGTCTCCTTTAATAAGAGTATTTGTCCATTTAATTTTCCCTTTTGCCTTATAATCTGCTTCGTTTAGTTTAATTTGATGTAAATGTCCATTAGGATTTTCTGTTGCTTGTCCCGTTACTCCTGCAATTGCATTTTCTGTTCGGGCGTTAATAGTAACTTTCCCTTCAATTTCAAACTCTCTTTCATAATCTTTTAGAACATGATTTGATATAACAAGCTGTTCTTTTTCTATAATAATTTTGTCATCTATAGAAATTCTGAGATTTGGCATCTCTTCTATAACTTCCCCTATTATAGCTCCCAGATAAGTCTTGTTTTTAAGTGATTTAAACACACTTGCCCAATCTTTTTCATTCATAATATGCCTCCAGACTAAGCTTAGTTGTAAAAATTCCCTCTTTCACTTCATGCTTAACAGCGTTAATCAAATAAGTCATTTCAGTTATCTTTGTTAAATGACCAATTTTTATGCCAAAATTTCCTAATACTGTAAAGCTTACTGTCTTGTTTGTATTTTTATAAAGCTTCAATAATTTTAATGCTTGATTTTTCGCCTGCGATTTATTTGTTGATTTAACATTTGAAGTCTTTTGTATAGTTCCTATTTCGCTTATACTCTTTGAATCTTTTTCTATAACCAATTCATTTATCTTATTTGATGTGGCGCTAATTACTTTTATTTGATTTTTTATATTGCTAATATCAAAGGTTCTTCTCAAATCTGAAATATGCTTTAAATTCAACTTTATTTCCCCTAGATTTTTGACAATTTTAAATTTTCCATTTTCATCAATCAAATAGTACTTATTAGAACTTGTGGCTGTTACTTGACTAAGAATATCTTTAATTATTGATTCCAAAGAAGTTTCATAGTAAATTTTATTTATTTTGATATTAAATTCTGATGACTCTATTTGAATTTCCAAAGAACTGTCAAAGGCGTTTACAACTTTATTTATAGCCTCTTTTGCAGAACCGTTAATTTGGAATGTTTCTTCATAAACAGTTAAATACCACATATAATTTACACACATAAATTTTCCTACATCATTATTCTCATCATCATATTTGAGACAGATTCCCTCAAAGAATTTTTCTCTTCCATCTTCCAGAGAGACTTTCATTCCTTCTTTTAAACTATTTTCTTTAATGTATTTAAAAGGTAAAGTAAAGTTAATTGTTTTATAAATATCCGTTAAGCTAGAATCAATTGTCAATTCCCCAATATATGGAGTTATATTTATCTTATTAAATTTCAAAATCATTAGCGGATTCCTCCGAATACTCTTTTAATGTTATGCTATAATCAATATCTTTTCCCGCAATATAGTCATAGTCAAATTTTGTGACATAGGCATAAAAACTCTCTCCTGTTCCCTCTATTTTCAAAAGAACTTTTTGCCCCTTATTTTTCAAATCTTGAAAATAATCTTTATACTCTTTTGGACTTTTACTTGAAACTTTATCCTTTATCATATAGGGGAAATAACTTGCAAAGCTTACTTCTCTAGGCAAAACATTTACCCCTACAATGATATCTCTACCTTTTATGGATTTGAATATTTTGGGATCTGTGTCATTTTTAAAGTTTATATTATCAGGAGTAATAGGTATTCCATAGTCGCCAATATAAATTTTATAAGCTTTTAAATTTTCTCCACTTTCTTTGTAATCAGAGTATAATTTCTTTAAATTTTCTTCACTATTAGCAGGAGTTTCATATTTAAAATCTTTATTATCTCTGTACTCTGAATATAGATTATTAACTCCATTTTCATCATTAATGACAGCCGATTCTGTTTTACTTTCTTCATGATATTTTTCATAAAGTTCACTAGCTTCATTACTCTTTCTATCTTTAATCTCATTAATTTTCTTATTATTCCATGTCATTCTAATCCCGCCAATCTAAATCCGTTTAATATAGCATTTTTACTGTCTGACATTGTTTTATTTGCGATTTTTTGAGCTAAAGCATCTTCATCAACATCATTATTTACTGTTACGCTTACATGATATGTAAATGTTTGTTTTATATCATTTTTTATATCTTTTTTTACCTGTTGATTTTGCTGAGTAGCGGTTGATTGTGGCAATTTACTTGTTGTAACTACATTACTTGCCTTAATTGGAATTGCATTTTTAGTGTTTATTTTTAAGTTTTGAGAAGCACTATTAATTTTTTTAATAGATTCCTCTACACTTTCTTTATTAACATTTAACTTAATATCAGAAACTTTATTTTGCTTTGCTAATTCCTTTGGTACATTTTGAACACTGTTACTAACTTTTATATCATAATTCTCTTTGCTTACGCCCTTCCATCCAAATAACTTTTTAACTGCATTTCCAGTTTTATCTATTATTTTTTCAAGAGGTTCAAAATGTTTCATCAGAGTTATTACTCCACCTACCAAAATACCAATAGGTGAATTTTTCATAAGTTCCCAAACAAAACTAATACCTTCTCTAAAACCTTCAAAATGTTTAATTGCATACCTTACACCAAATATAAGTCCTGCTATCCCTGCTATAACCAACCCGACTGGATTACAAATCCAAGCTTCATTTAGTAGCCATTGTGCAGCAGCTAAGGCACCAGTTGCAACGCTAGAAGCTCCTGTAAAAGCCGTACTTGTTCCAATTGCAATAGCATATGCTGTATTTGCAATAGTTCCACTTACTTTAGAAGCTTTAGCTATTCCATCCCAAATTGCCATAGCTTTAGTAACCCCAATATATGTTCCTATTGCTCCTGTTAATATGACTATCCCATCTATCATTGTTGAGTTAGCTGAGTAAAAAGTTCCCCAATTACTTACTGCATCGGAAGTTTTATTAATCATTTCTGTCATAGCACTAACACCAATTAGGAAACTTGGATTAAGTTTTTCTCCTATAGCAATAGCCAAAGTTTCAGCTGATCCCATCATCCCATCTATTTTGGGTCCAAGTCCACTATCCATAATTTCAGCCATTATTTTAGTTGTTCCACTTGCTTCTCTTATTTTACTTTCCAATTCTCCGATACTTCCTACAGAAGTACTTAAAGCGTTATATGCTGATTTTCCAGTTTCACTAAATAAAGAATTGAGTATCTCTTGTTGTTTTGCAGGAGTTTTATCTGATAAAACCTTATTCAAATCTTTTACAACATCTTCTACCTGCCTAAAATTCCCTGCACTATCTGTTACCTTTACCCCTTGTTTTTCAAATAATTTTACATTATTAGATAAATCAGAAAACATCCCCTTAAGAGCTGTTCCTGCACTGCTCCCATCTGCAAAGTTATTTGACATTCCACCAATAAGAGTCAAAGTATCTTCAATATCATTTCCAAAATTCTTTGCGTCAGCTCCTGCATTATTAAGAGCAGAACTAAGATAATCTACATCTGTTTTTGACGATTTTGTTGTCATAGACATTGCATCTGATACTCTTGTGGCTTCCTCAGCATTCATAGCAAACATTTTCAATGATGAACTAAGCATATTTGAAGAACTTGCCAAATCTCCTACTTTATTGGCTCTATCAAAGGACATTACATCATCTACTATTCCCATAGTATCTCTAGCTGAGTTTCCCAATCTTAATAAAGCTTCTTGTGCTTCTCCTGCTTGAGTAGCACTATAGTTTGTATCTGCTCCCAGTTGTTGAGCTTGTTTCCCTAGTGCTTGCATTTCCTCTGCTGTTGCTCCACTTACTGCTTCTACCGCATTCATTTGATTTTCATAGCTAGAAAATATATCTACTACTTTCTTTGTAGTGCCAATTATAGCCGAAACAGTAAGAAAAGTTTTTAAGCTATCAACCAATTTTTCTACACCACTAGCAGCATTATTTGCACTATTTGGTATATTTTCTAGTCCTTGTTCTACTCCTTCTGCTCCTCCTTGAGTATCTTCAAGACTTTCATTAAGGTCTAAAAAGCTTACTCTTGAATCATCAACATTAGCTCCAAGTCCTCTTAATTGAGTAGCAAGGCTTTGAAAATTTGACATTGCATGTCTAATATCTGCTTCTACAACATATTGAACTCCTTCTGTCATTATTCTTGCCCTCCTTTCTCCTCAATCTCCAAATAAAAGCTAGCTTGCATAAATATCCATTCCATACTACTCAAATTTTTAATATCTTTTAAACTATGTCCTCTTTGCAAAAAGTGATGTAGAATAAATAATTCTACATCACTCTTAATTAGTTTTTTATATCATCTACCAAGCTCGCTGTTCTTGTTTTATTAATGATTTTTCCTATAGCAACATCCAAATCATTAATCTCTTCTTCAGTAAATATTTTAGAAACAAGTTCTTTCTTATTTCTCACCTTAAAAGTACTTTGCAATTCTTTATTACTCAAATCTGGCTCAATCACACATTCTGAAATAAGATACTTAATATCTTTATTTCTTTCAATATATGAATTTAATAAAGAGGTATCAGGTTTTTTAACCTTAATATTTCCCTCTATTCCCATTTCCTCAAATCTATTAATTTTTATTTCAAAAGGCTTAATTTCTTTACCTTCTTTTATCTTTTCAGCATTTTTTATCAAAGCTTCTACCAACATCCTAAATCCCCCTATTTTTCTATAATATCTTCAAACTCAACATTATCTGGATTAAATCCAAACTTAATCTCTTTATTTACCAAATCCCCAACCTTAAAATCAATAAGTGGTAAGTTATTAAACCAAATTTCTTCTATTACACATCTTTCTGCTCCATAGGCTTCAGGATCTTTTAACTCTGTTACTAGCATTGGTCTAAAGTCTTTTCCAGTTTTGATAATTGGCATAATCATTGCTATTTCTCTACTATAAACCTTTTTAAACTTAAAACTTCCACTGCCTTTAGTTCCTGTGATTTTACTATCTTCACCTAAAGAACCTGCCCATTGTCCTGTTTTTCTATCAATATCAATGTCTGCTTTAAGCTCTTCTATATCGGCAAAATGGATTCCGTTTAGATGTACAGCTCCAAAGGTTCCGTTTATTTGTCTCTTTGCTGGTATATTCATCATTTCACCTCACTATAATGTTATTGGGAAGTTTAAATCTTCCATTGTATCTGCAAACTTCACATTTCCTTTTGCATATACATAGCTTCCTGTGTTATATTCCTTAATTGTTTGCTCTTCCAAGTCCTCAATTTCCTCTTCTGTTAAATCTCCTGGATTAAGCTTTATATAATTTAATTGTTGCTCCAAATCTATTGAGGCTTTATTACTATATCCGCTATCAAGAATCCCTGTTTTTGCCACTTCCTTAAAATAAATATTAACTGCTGCTAAAAACTGAACTTTATTTATGTAGATATTTAGACTTTTCCCTGAATAACTATTCTCAAAAGTATCTTTGATATCCCTATTAATAAGGTGCATTCCCTCTACAATTTTTATTTTCTTAAAGCTTTTACCTTTTGTTGCTGTAAGAGTTTTTAAAGAGTTTACTCCTCTAGCAATTTTTATTTTTTCTCAATCATCTACCAAGACAAGTTGCCCGTTATCTATAGCAACATCATAATCATCAGGTATTT